GTCAACCAATTTCTATACTGATTTGTAGTAGATAAAGGAGTTTCTTCAACTACAGTTGTAGACATATCGTATGATTGGGTGAAATCAAGGATAAGTTCATCATAACTCCCTGTATAATTGGGGTCAAGATAAACTGCTAAAGTATTTGTTGTCTCTGAATAATTAAACTGTAGCATATTCTTTATAATATTAGGTTAGGGGTCACGCATAGCGCAACCCCTTTCCTAAATTGATTATTATCCTAAAGTAATGCCACTAAGAGCACTAGCTAAAGTTCCTGCTGATCCTGAAATTTCAGAAGCAGGGTTTGGTTCTTGACCTGTGAAGGTTAAAGAGTAGCCATTTAATGCCCCAAACTCAACACCAGTAGCAGCTGTACCCGAAAGTAACTGCATACCTCTGTCTTCACCTAACAACCAGTAACGACCTACGCCGTCAACTGTTCCGTTATTGGTTTCAACAATAATTTTTAAGTTTGGATTTTGTGCTAATACTTTAACTTGATTACGAGTAGAAGATTGTAACTTGAAGAAAACAGCATTAAGTGTTTGCTCATAGAATACAGTTCCATTTTCAGGAGTTGACGTAATAGCTTCTGAGAAATCAGAAGTTTGACGGAACAACTCGAACTTGAAAAATTCACCACTACCTGAAATCGTTGAAATTAACCCTTCACTAGCGTCTGTAACGCTGGAAATAGAACCAGATAAGATGTAAAGGTTAGCAATACCGCCGGTATTGTCTCTACAACCTAAAGTAAATCCTGATGTAATATCACATGTTGACATAATTTTCTGGTTTTATTTGATATTGGAGGGGCTGTTACACCCCTCCTTTATCATTGGGTTAATTATTAGGCTTGGTCGTTAGATACCCAGAACTCAGGATATGCTACGTTAACACCAAGTTTAGTTGAGATTCTGTGCTTCAACTGATCAGTGTTAATGTCGTACCATAATTGGAATTCAGAGAAATCGCTCATCAAGTCAGTACCAGCAACGATTTGCTTGGCTGGGCCGAGAACGATACGGTTTGAACCTTGTAGACCTACTGTACCAACAACTTTGATGTTTTGGAATGGGTAAGCCATTTCCAAGATACCACCTCTGTTAGAGATTGCGTTTGGATCAAAGTAGAAAGAGTTAGCAGTGCGGATGTTAGATACGAACTGACGGAATTTAGAAACACTCATAAAGAATGTCAAGTCATCACGATCAGCAACGTCAGAAGACAATTTTTCGATCATGCTATCCATGTTAGTCAATGTAGCATCAGCTGAACCAGTTACCTGAACACCTGCAGTTGAACCTGAGATGATCAATTTCAAACCGTCACCAGTACAAGTACCGTCAACGCCTGAACCACCACCAGCAGAGCCAGAAACAGCTTGCCACAAGTATTGGTCGTTAGATTTTTGGAATTGGTTTACCAACAACTCAGAGTAGTTAGTTGCCAATGCGAATGTTTCGTTGTATGAACCTCTTTCAAGAGCTGCAATGCCCAAGTAAGTGCGATCCATATCTTTCAAACAGATGCCGTCGAATGAAGTACGAGGACATACTGTAATGTTGCGTTGTGAGAAAGCCAATGAACCAGAAGGAGTAGAAACACAAGTACCGTTTTGTAGTACTAAGTCAACTTCCATAAGGTTGATAGGCTCTTGGAATTTAATTCCGTCTTTAATGGTGATGTACTCCATAGTAGAGCCACCGTAAACCATCTTAGCGATTAATTCTCCGGCTACTTCATTGTTGAAGTCACTTAGAGCCGTAAGATCAAGTCCTGTTGCCATGATTTAATTATTTTTTAGATTTAAGTTGTGCCATTGCGGCTTTAATACGATCTGCGTTTTTCGCAGTTTCTACATTAAATGTGGAAAATTTAGCTTTTGGAGCTGGAGCAGATGTCATCTTAGTAGATTCAGCAGCAGGTGCATCATACACTTTAGCTACTTTGTCTTCTAATTCAGCCATTTTTTCTTTCATTTTCCCCATTTCTTCTTTGAGTGCGTCAGCAATTTCAGCTACGATTTCAGCTACAGATACTTCAGGTTCCATTTCCATTTCCTCTTCAGCTACTGCTTCTTCAAGCGCTTCAATTACTTCTTCCACTACTTCCTCTTCAGCCATTTTCTCTTCAGCTAAAGCTTTTTCACCGTCAGCACCCATAATTTCTTTAACAACTGAATCTTCAGTTACAATTTTGGTACCATCTTCTAACTCGTGTGTTCCATTAGGAGCATCCATTTCTTGGCCTTCAGCAGTAACTACAGTTACTTTGTCGCCAACTTGGATTGAATCACCTGGGAATTTAACAGTAAAAGCACCGTTAATATCCTTAAGTTCTCCAAATGTTTCTTCCACTACGTTTTCAGGGGCTACTTCTGCTTCAACTAAGTTGAAGTGTGACTTTACGAGTTCTTTTAATTCTGAACTTGTCATAAGTTTTAGAAGTTTTTTGGGTTAATATAATTAACAATACAGCACCCTAATGGTACCGCTAATGATAAGTATAGATAAAAATCTCCCCAATCGCTGGTAAATAAAACGTGCCATCCCAAGAGAGAGTTGATAACTTCAGACTAATAAGTTACTTAGATAAGTTGGTATTAGAGGGTTTAGAGAGTTGAGAATAGCAAATGGCTGCTGCTTGTTTCCTATCGTATTCACCTGATAATTCAGAAATACATCTCCCAATATATTCATCTCTAGTTTCTAATGGTGTTTTTGAAGGTATAGGCATAATATTATTTGTTTAAATGACTTCCATCACATAATCCAGCTGGATGTTGAGACATGCCACAAGCACATCCTCCATTCTTTCTACATTTAGTTTTAGACATAGCGTATTCACTAAAGAAACCTTCTACACTAAATCCTTTTACTAATCCAGTTTTAACATATTCATCCCAGATTCTATCATTATCTATTTTATACATACCCATCCAGGTACCTTTAGGTAAATCGAATCCATATTTTCTGGATTTATCAGTATCCTCATCTTCAATTAACCAGCTTTCTACTAGGTAAGCATCATTTACTCTATCATTGTTATCGTGTTCAATGTTTACAGAGTCAATCAACTTATCCTTCATCATTTTATAGGCAAGTTTCTTAATAGTATCAGCTGTAAAATAAACGTAGTAAGGATCACCATTCTCATCTGCACGAACAATTAGTTTATTAGGCACCATAAGTGGACCTACTAACATTTGTTTTTCATCTAAAGCAGCAAATCCCTGTGGAATAGCACCTTGTGTAATTGTTGGATTTAATGTTGTTCCGTCGAGGATTCTGTTACTGATTGCCAATGGCTTTTTATCGTTTGTAACAGTACTGTCTCGTTTATAGAATACCTCTTGCCAGTAATGACGACAGTTGTAGCTTCCTTTGTATTTGAATATGTCGTATGTTCCAAATTCTTCATTTGCACCTTGGATTGATAATGAGTTGATATCTTCTTTTCTAAATACTTTACCTAATTTCATTACGCGATGACAGAACTTTCTATTTCTATCATCATAAGGACCTGTGTATCTGTATCTAACAGCTAAGTTACCAAAATCGGCTGTAGAGGGTTTATTAGGATCTGATTTAATAGTTGCAAATGCTTCTTTATAGAATTCATCTTTATCTACCTCAATCCATTCGGACATATCCTCGCCTAACTCGTCTAACTTTTTGATAATGGCGGATATGGTGTCTTCGGGTAGTTCGTTGATATAATCGCCTAATCCCTGCGTTTCAACAGCCATTTGATGTGATGAACATGGCATCCATTTATCACCCATTTGATGTGCACCTTCACAACCTAATTCAATAGCAGCTTTTTCTGCTTCTTCTTTAGTATCGTATAGTTTTTCGAACAATTCGTTTTTAACTATTTCTTCAAATAAAAATTTATTGAAATTGGCTTTAGGAACACAGTTAGGAACTTCTCTACCATCTTTAATTTTAGTACCTATTGCCTCATATCCTGGCCAACAAGCATCCTCTAGACCTTCAAATTCTTCACCTGCTTGTCTTAGTTTTTTCTCTGCCCACGGTAAAGCAGCAGGGCCACCCCATAAGAGATAAGAGATATAACCACAAGCTTCATAGTCCTTTCTACTAACAGCCAAATCATAGTTATCTTTTTGTCTAATAAGGAATGCACGCATACGACGAATAGTATCTAATGATAGATTTTCTCCGTTAGCAATTTGTTGTGCACGTACTTTACCAACCTGGGTAGCACATTTGTTCCCACCTTCTTTATTACGCTTGATTCCTTGTTTAGCTGCTTCAATAGCTGCTTTAGGATAATCATTATAGGTTTCAAATTCTTGTTTACTAAAGTACATGAAATCCTCCTCGATTGCAGGTTGTTCTACTAATGCAACGGCATCAATACCGGCTAAGATAGAATTTTCGTCAATGTCTAGTTTTACTATTTTCATATCAATAAATATTTTTTATCCCGGTCCAAACGTTCTACGAGAATTTAATTGTGCTTGTGCTTCCATTCCATTTACAACATCTCCAGTAACAACATAAGCACGCATTGGTTGGGATTCTGGAGTTGGGACACCTGTAACTAATGTTTGTGATCCTCCTCCTAATCCACCTGGATTAAATCCAGCTGGGACACCTCCACCTCCAACTGATAAACTTGGTGCACTACCTCCTCCATCAAATGAACTACTTTTAATATCTTGGATTGCTTTGTTTGATGCAACTGCAATAGCAGCTACTTGAGCTGCACCTAAAATAGGACCTAAAATAGGACCAAATTGTTGTGCTGCACCAAATGCTTGGAATGCTGCTTGAATAGATGAAGTAACTACCTCTGCAATTTTGAATTTCTTAGATTTTTCAAATGCTTCTTCATTACCATCACCTGTAACATCAGCTAATGCTGAGAATAATTGACCAAATGCCTCTACACTATCGCCTACAGCTTGTTGTGCTAATTCATTATAGGCAAATAAGTTTGCTGAAGCTGTTTCTACAATAGATGCTTGTGCTGCCTTACCAGGTGCCTCAATCATCTGTGTAGATTGCTTCATACGAGCTTCCATAGCCTTTTGATTGGCTTCGAATACTTCCTCGTTATCTTTCGCTAAATCTTCATTAAATTTAGCAAGTGCCTCATTTCGTTTCTTAGCAGCTTCACCAAGTAATTTAAGATAGAAATCAGTGAATTCTTTAAGTTCAGTTTCACGTGCTTGTCTTAATTCCTCTTGACGTTTTAAAGCATCTTGTTTTTCCTTCTCAGCTGCATCAGCACGTTGTTTAGCTGCTCTAGCTTCAAATAATTGAAGTTCCTGTTCAGCAGCAATACGTTCTTCTGTACCTACTTTAGTAGCATTAAGTTTAGCTTCTAATAATGCTTTTTCTTTCTTTAATAGATCTTCTAAACCTGCTCCTTGTGCCTGAAGTAATTTAAGTTCAAAATCAAGATCTTTAGCTAATTCGCCTTGTGCTTCTTGGAATTTCTCAGTTTCGGTTTTAGCAAATCCAATCGCTTCAGCTACTTTAGTGAATATGTTACCAAAGAATTGTGCTACTTTATTTACTACCTCAAATCTATCTTTTAATAGGACAATAGCAGCTGATATAGCACCAATAGCAAGAAGAGCAATACCAACAGGTCCCATTGCAACTTTCATTGCTATACCAAATGCTTTAGTTGCTGCAGTAGCAATCTTTTGTGCACCACCTAATAATTGGATACCTTCTTTTAATTCCTTAACACCTTCAAATACGCGTTTTGTACCGTCAGCAAAGGCAATAGCACCAACGGCGGCGGCTTCAAATCGTTCCGCTTGTTCATCCGTTAAAGCCCCGCTTAAAGCCAAACCACCTGCTAATATCTCAACCGAACCACCTACAAGGTTAATGGCACCACCTAAGGCTTTAATCCTACCTTCGGCAACATTAATCTCCTCAGATGCTTTCTCAGCTGCTTTGCTGGTATCATTTAGCGAATTGTTTAAGTCATCTACGTTTTGCGTAGCATCACTAGTATTCGCTTTTACATTTACAATTACTTCTGCCATTTTTTATCTAATTTTATACTGCATTTATTTGAGCAAAAACTGAAGGTGAATTTGGTATTGTACCTCCAAATGTTTCATAGTTTAGAGATAATAATGTACTATCTCCCCTCCACCATAATTCTATTTTATCAAAATCATTTAATGCTACATCTATTAATTGAACTATTACAGGTTGAGCA